GCAGTGATTGTTGTATGTCTCGCATTGACAGTGATTATGGATACAGTGTTGGCGTTGTTGGGGAAGTAGCTAATGGATGAAGCGATAAAGAAAGCCTGTGATGAAGTGAAAGCGTTAGCTGAAGAAAGGCATCGCAAGTTGATGGAACCAATCTTGGAATATGGTCATTGGTCTACCGATAGCAAAGCTGGTACATGCAGAGCAAAGCCGTATGTGTGTGAATATGACCCTGGAATGAAAGGTTCAATGACAGTGATAGTGATGGAGTGTAATGAGCCGGTAAGTATTCAGGAAGCATTGGAGCATTTGAAAAGTATGGCTGCCGGTTCAGTATCGAAGGTGAAGCGGGTAACGGTGGAGATGGCTGAATGAATGAAGCAGGGGAAGCCTATCGGCAATATATCGCAAAGATAAAACAGATGACTCCGCAAGAAAGAGTTGATCATGCACTGGCTGAAAAGACTCCATCTGAACGTTGTGATTGGTATTTGGCTAATCTGGAAAGGGCTAGCCATTTGAAGATAGTAAGTGCTGCACAGAATGACTTGACGGCATTGCAAGGAATTATCTTAGACACGAAACATCCATTATTTGGGGAAGTGAAAGAGGTAATGCGCAAGGTGCTGTGTCATCAGAATGAGAATATGCAATATGGATAAGTCAGTGGCTCAGCAACAGCGGGAGATATTGTGTCGAGGGTACACACTAAGGATGTCGTATTCAAATGGAATGTATGAGGTGCTGAGGGTCAATGGTGAGTTGATACGTGCGTTCTACGGGGATACGTTTGAGAGAGCGATTGAATCTGTGTATAGGGCAAGTGTGAACAATGGCAATGATTGAGGTAGAGTTAGTCAGTCGAGCGGAAGACAACCGCCGTATGTATATGACAGTGAATACTGAGCAGGTGCTTAGTGTGGTGGCTGTACCTGATCATGTTGAACTGACAATGCTGGTTAGTATCGTTGGTGAGACGGTAATCAAAGAGAACTACCATGAGTTTCTAAGTCGGTTGGAGAAACTGACCACGGTTGGCTATGTACCAAGGTTGAAAGGTAATGCCTAGAAAGAAACGACTCACACCGGAAGAGAGGCAAGCGGCACACGCCAATAGAGTTAGGGTGGTGGAGTTTGGCAGTAGTGAACTTGGTAGGTTCCTCCGGTTGGTACGCTTGGATGAGAACGTGTCTATGTATGACATGGACAAGAAGACTAAGAAGCGTATTGGTAGCAGTGAGATTAGCCGATGGGAACGTGGCATCAGGAAGCCGACACCTGAAATGGTTGGTGCATACCTGGCATTGCTTGGCGTTGAGTTTGATGAGATTGCTTTGGAAATAGTCAGGTTGTTGGTGAAAGATTACTTCAGTCGTATGGAGCAAGGGTATGAAGATGAAATGGCTAAGCTTGCTGGCGGTGCTATTGATGGCTCAGCCGGTGATGGCACAGAAGGCGGAACTGAAGCCAGCAATCAAAATGGATGAGGCTACATTCCCTGAACCGACATTCAAGGACGAACACCCCAGGGTGTACAGGTATAGCAAACCACTGAGGATATACGGTAGGTTCATTCGCAAGGTCGGCAGGAAGGTTGGTGTAAATCAGACTCTGAGGCTTGCCGGTGACTCAGCAAAGTGGCTTGGTAAGAAGTCAGAGCCGTATCAGCCGTTCTTCAATTTGGCTACCTCTGTGACCAACGCAGCCGTGTCTACGGGGGTATGGTTTAACAGATGATGGAAGATAGTTTGGATCTTTTGAAGCAAGCATTAGCCAAGCTCCATGAAATTGACAGTTTGCTATCTGATTCATCGAATGAGAAGCAATTCAAGGTAATGGGATTTGGACCTGAATTTATGGAAGGTAGATCACATGTAAGATGCGCCATTAGGGTGTTTAGTGTGCTTCGGCGTGGGGTTGATTATAAGGTGAATTACACTGTAGTTAAGCAAGACCTACACCGCTTGATTGATGTGTTGGATGCTGAAAGCTTGGGCAAGGTTCGTGACTTTGTTAATGGCGGGATAACAAAAGATGGAAGATAAACCACTAGCCGAGCGTATCATTGTCGCCCTGGTCGCCACCGTGCTCAAGCTTCAGTCTGACTTGCACCCTACGGATAAGAACAGACTTGACAAATGGAACAAAATAGAACCACACTTTTTCTCGGAGACTGAAAACATTGCTTTCTACGCCGGCAAGGGATTGGACATATTCGACAGTGTGCTACTCAATGCCGTGCTCGACTCACCAAGGAAACTGCGAACCGAGCAGCTATACAGAACCGACAGAGACGGTGCTGAGGAAGAGGCTAAGTTTCTTGACAAAGCGACTAAAAAAGCTGGTGGAAAAAGCTGAATATGATGTCAGACAATGCGAGTACAGAAGACTTCTCTCTCAGTCAACTTGGCAAGAACTATAAAGCCAAGCAATCTGCATATGTCAAAGTCAGGGCATCTATCGGTGAGGATATGCTAGCCTGGCTCAAGACTTGGGCTAGATATTGCCGAGAGACAAGAGGCACAAGCGAGTCAGCCAACAGTATTACCGCTTGTGCATTGCAAGCATGGTGGAATAAACAGCGCCGCAAGATTGTAGCCGGTGAGGGTATCAAGCTCCCTGATTGGCAATGTGCCAGAAGTACCAAGAGCAGTGAGTACGCTTTATTTACAGAGTCGGTATTCTTTGCCGTGCCCCGTGAACTGCGTGACCAATTACTGAAGGCTATCACCAATGGACACATATATGCCAGTTGGCAGAAGCCGACATTGGCAGCCGTTACCCGTGTGGCTCTTGAAGCTCACTACAATGAGAACGCTAAGTATGTTCTCCGGTATCTAAAGGAGTTGAGTTGGCATGTTGATATTACCTAAAGGCTACGCAGCCAAGAAAGCTGAATGGGCTATTGAGGAAACAACCGGCATCCTCGACAAACCGACCTTGAAGGAAACCGGGTTCAGCGTGACTCAAGAAGTTGATAAGCGTGATGACATGCTTGGCACCGTGCTTAAGTGGTTGTTGCCGGAAACCTTTTGCCCTGACTGTGAACGCCGAGACGCTGAGCCGTGCCCTGAACAGAGTGAAGGTGTGTACGTATTCGACGAACCACGCCCTGACCTTGAGGTGCGTCCGGGTGATGTGATTATCTACTACCGGTGCAAAGACTGCTATGAGGCGTCATTGTGGGATGAGAAGAGTAAGCTAAGATTGCCGCCTATGTACCAGGCAAAGTACCGCCGAGCTAAGCGTGTTGGCAAGAATGTAGTTTCTTGGATTAAGGCTCAGCTTGCTGGCGGCAATCGACCACTGACAGAGGAACACTCCCATGTCAGATCCCTTTGATGACTTCAAACGACCAACCAAGGTCAAGCCATATTGGACATTGCCGGATGCTCCCGGTATCGTGGCTGCCCTGCGTGTGGTCGGCGGCAACTTCGTTGAGATGCTTACCAGGTTATCGGACAATGAACTTGACCATATACAGATAGCTTTCTTGATTGAAGAGGAACTGTCTAAGCCTGAGAATGAGCCACACCGCAAGGCTTGGGAAAAGTATCAGCTATTCTTTTACAAGAGTCAGATCGCTTTGGGAACTGCAACACTCCTGAAGAATTACGCCAAAGGACAAGTAGACAAACACCAGTTTGTTAAGGATGTCGGCAAGCAGATATTGCCCGGCATCTTCGCACCTGGCATAGGTGCCAGTGCAAAACAAGAGATAGAGCAGCAGGTTGATGGACACCTAGCCAAATATGGCGAGCAACCAGAAGAACCGGCTAGCTCAATACGACCAGATTGATAGATGGCGTAGAGCGGCAAGAGGAAGCCTATACACCTTTCTCGGCAAAGACTACAACATTATCAACGTTGACGGGTATCAGCAAACGCTGACTACCAAATTCTCACAGCGCCGTATCCTTGATACCGTGCTGAATGAGAGACAAGAAGGCAGGTCGCCCCGTGTGGCTGTGCTCAAGTCCCGCCGTGTTGGTGTGTCTACCGCTATTACCGGCTTCAACTTTTGGGATTGCTATACAGGAGAGAACGCCTCCGGTGTGGTCATGACTCACCTGGCATCCGTGTCTGAAGACCAACGCAATGCCATGCTCAATGCCTATGAGCAATTGCCCGCCGTGCTGCAAATGCCGTTCCAATCCAAGAGCAAAGACGCCATAGGTTGGACACACAACAATAGCTTGATACGCTTTGGCTCAGCCGAGAATCCCAACTTTGCTATCGGTCGTACAGTCAGACAATTCCACGGCTCAGAGTATTCACGCTGGCCCAACTTCCATACCATCCTGACTGATAACCTTCAGGCTGTACCTGATTCTGTCTATGCCTGGATTATTCTTGAATCCACAGCCAAGGGTACTGACCATCCGAGCTATCCGTTTTGGTTGGCTTGTGAATCCGGTGATGAACCGTATATACCTATCTTCCTCCGGTGGTGGGATGATGAGGACACAATAGCACCACCATGGCAATCACAACGCGCACAAGATGAAGCCTGCGCCGAGATGTTTGAAGAGTTCAAGGAAGCTCGTGACCGGATGGATTATTTTCTTATCGGTCAAGACAAGATGGACCCACAAGAAGCATTGAGGCGGATCTATTGGTACTACCAAAAGTACAGGCATCTGCGCAAAGACTTGCAGAAGTTGCAAGAAAACTTCCCTATGACAGCAGCAGAAGCATTTATTGCTTCCGGCAATCCCTGGTATCCAATGGATATTGTAGACAAGTTCCGCACAGTTGCATGGGAAGGCAAGTTATACGATCCGACAATCAGATTCACCACAAGCAAGCCGATACGTGCTGATGGTTTGCGCCGTGACCGTGATGCCTACTTGGAGATATGGAGAGAGCCATCACCGGCTGGTCGGTATGTAATCGCTGCCGATGCTGCCACGGCTACCGCCAACGGTGACTACTCCGCTGCCGGTGTGTTTGATTTGGATAGCGGTCATATCATCGCCGTGCTGCATGGTCGTATTGAGATTCCCATGTTTGCCGATATGCTCATTGACTTATCCAACCTATACAATAAGTGCAGAGTTGCACCGGAAGCTAAAGGCACTGGCGGTACTGCCTTGATGGAGATGTTGAAGTTCAAGAAATTCAATCGGCTATGGAACCGCCGCAAACCATCTAAGCTCGGCAGAGGTTGGGAAGTCACTAATGAATTAGGTTGGGATACTAACCAACAGACTAGACCAATCATGACCGAGCAGAGTAAACGACTCATGCGCGAAAAATTCAACGGCAATGAATACAAGTCTTTCATCCCCTCGGCGCATATACTCGACCAGATGCGCACGTTCGTAAACACTGATGGCAAGCCAGAACACAAGCGCGGCTGTCACGATGACTTAGTTATGATGTGGAACATCGGCATCATGATTTGTCTGATTGAATCCAATAACGCAATCATTCCCACTGGACTAAATGAGGTAAAGCGTAGTACAAACAATTTGGTGGAAGGAAAGCCACTATCTGTCAAACAAACCATCAAAATGATTACTGACAGTCGGTGGTGTGGTGAAAGTTACAACGATTTCTATAGGGGCACATGATGAGCGATCTACCTAATATTTCTCCGGCTGAACTAGCGAACCTTGCTAATCAAAACGCCATCGCCAATGGTTTCGGTGATATGCAGCAGAACCGTGGGCAAACCTTTCTCGACCCTAAGATTCCGATTGGTTGCTACGACATTCAGCCAAACGCCGACCTAGAAAAAACCGCCATGACTCCCGGCAAACTTTTCCCCGCCGACCTCGTTGAATGTATCGTCCACAAGTCGAATATGTTCGGCATCGGTCCTATGGCTTTCCTGCGTCAACAGGTTCCGTATGTGTTGGCTTATGGCAAGATCAATGATCAACCGGTAGACTTCGACAAACTGATTCCGGCTGATGCAAAAGAGTTGGAGAAAATCAAACGCAAGCCCGCCGATGACAAGCAAGAAGCGCAGCCGATTGACCAACTGATAAAGATGTTCCTCAAAGATCCTTCAAGCTGGTTCCAGTTGAGCAGCCGCGCCAAGTCTGCCGGTGTCTCCAATCATGGCTACTTGGTTCTATTGGTTGATGCCATCGTTGACGGCAATGAAACCAAGCGCCTGTTAGCCGAGAGCAAGGAAGCCATGGAGCAATATGAACTTGTGCGCAAGAAGAAGTTCATGTTCCAAGACGTATTGGGGCACCTCGGATAAATGGAACTAGCGCTGTTCCCACTGGCTGTACTTTTCATGCTGATGTTGGTATTCAACGCAGCCTTCAATCTGTTTTGTGGTTTGTGCGCGGCTGCCATTGTGTGGCGCGACCTCTCCACTAAAAGCCAATTGTTTCAGACCACCATCAAGCCAGGCGCTTATCATGCGGTGGAAGACTCCCATGGCATCAAGCATATTGTGACTGATGAGGAACTGAAGCAAACCAAGGAACGTGATAAGGAGTTTGAGCAATGGCTGATGATGAACTAATCACTATCTCAGCCAAGCCTGTTGAGGATAAAGCACCACGCAATATCCGACAGGAGCTAATCAACTTCTATGTCGATGAGGCAGAGGAAGAGGAAGGCGTTGAGCCTTGGGAAAGAGAAGGCTTTAAGAGCAAAGAAGACTATGAAGAGTATTGGGCACTCTTCGTCAATGACTGCTACGACCAAAGCTATGAGAAGTACAGCCGGTTCAAGAAGTCGTGGAAGCTGATTGATGAAAGGTTGGAGATGCTTGGTAGGCTTGCCAAAATCGGCAGCCGTAATACTAGCAATGCCGACCTCGTTCTATTGCCACAAGCCATAGAGAAGGCTATCAGTATCCAGCTTGAAGGCAGACCGCGCCCATACTTTGAGCCATTGCAGCAGACTGATGAGCAATTTGCTAGCGGCTTGAACTTTTACGCCACGCAGGTATTAGATGAACAGAAGTTCGATCTAAAGCTTGCCGCTGCTTTGCACAGCGCCAAAAAGTTTGGTGTCGGCTGTCTGAAACAGACCATTATCCCTGATGCTTCTGAGGGTAGGCTATTTGGGCAAAAGGCTAAGATTGCAATCAATAAGGTGGACATGCGCCATGTGTGGCCTGATCCATTCGCTGAATCGTGGGAAACCTGGCGGTGGCTCTGTGTCGCTACTCCCATGGACCTTGATGAAGCTAAGCGCCGGTATCCCGACTACGCACATAAGATTGTGGCTGATTCAAGCTCGACCGGTGAAGCCAATGAAGATGAAGCGCTACGTATAGCTTCTATCTCTCCATCCGGCAAAGAGTTTCAGCCAGGTGTGCGCCGCCGTGTTGTTGTCAAAGAATTGTGGCTGAAAGATGAAAGCCTAGAATTTGTCGTAGAGAAAGATGACTACGGCAATATCGTCTATGATTCCGAGGGTGAGCCTATCGGTAGGTGGATGCCTGCGTTTCCAGGTATGCGCTTGATAGTAGCCATCGGAAAGCAAATGGTATTCAACGGTCCTAATCCGTTCAAGCATGGTCACGCACCTTACACCTTTCTAGCAGATAGGGTCAGTGACCAGTTGTTTCCCGTGGCTGATTGTGAGTTGTTGCTCCCGCTGGAAGACAAGATAAACACTCAGCACAAGGCAGGCTTCAAGCATACGCTCAGCAATGCTAACTCGCCTTGGGTATGCGACACCACCGCTTTTGATTCACCGGACAAGCTAGACCAATTGACCAGTGAGGAGGGTGGCATCATCACCAAGAACCAAGGCACCGAGGTTAACCGCCTTGACGCCAAGGAACTGCCCGGCTCATTTTTTGGTTTCCTGTCTTGGATAGAATCGAAGTTCAACGACTTGACCGGCGTGAGCAATATCAACCAGGGCATGTTGCAAAAGGGTGCGCAGTTGTCGGCTGATGCCATTGCACAATTGCAGGGTGCCAGTGCCGCCAATATCAAGATGAAGCAGAATCTATTAGAGCAGGCAGAGAAAGAGTTCGGCTTCCAGCTTCAATGGAATATCCGGCAGGCTTGCAATGATGCAGTATCGGTACAATTGAATGACCCGGCAAGCGGTGATTCAATCAACCTGGCTTGGAATACCGGCGATGACCAACCAGACTATGGCGTGAATATTCAAGTCACAAGCTCGCTGCCAGCCAATAAAGCAGGCATCATGAGCACCGGTATGCAGCTATATGAGAAAGGTGCTATTGACCGGCAGGCTTTCCTTGACCAGATCAAATACCCTGGTCGTGGCGAGGTAGTCAAACGTATGAAGCAGCGAGAAGACGAGATCGTGAAGCAAGGCAAGTTGCAAGAGCTATTAAAAAAGAATCCATCACTGAAGCAATCACTATGAGGTACAGAGAATGACAGCACCGACAAGTCAAAGACTTAGAGCCTCAGTGATGCTTTCATTGGGTGATACTGATGGCGACATACCGCCGTGCTTGAACTTTGCCGAGTTATCCACGGCTACGGCTAACAATTGGATACGCTTGCCTCTCGACCTGGCAGCCTTAGCAGTCAACCAATCTTTGAACCTTGCCACCTACTTTACCTCTGTCAGTTGGATAGCCGTTGTTGATAAGGGTGGTACAGGTTTATTGGTCGGCACCGCTAGCGGTACTTCCGGTAGGTGCAAGGTGGCAGCCTCCAAGATGCTTCTATTCTGCAATGGCGATGCCACACCGCCGACAATATATATAGACAACGTAAGCGGAACCGATGCCGCATTTGTTGAGGTGTACGCCTTCGGTACACAATCATAGTTTTTCTCCGTCCTGGTTTGTTGCGCCAAGAGCCTCTGAGTGAACCTGCCACTCGGGGGTTCTTGGTTTAAGTACAACTTTTGATATTTGCATAACTGAAAAGTGCCTGTATCTTGCCTCCCGTCAAATGAGGTGGATTGACTATGGACTCTTTCGGTTATGCACAAGCGGCTCAAGCAATGCTCCCCACGCCTGGACAGCCAGGGGCGCAACAGATGCCTTTCCAAAAAGCATCGACTCAGATGTGCCGTCAAGCTATCGAAGTTCTCCGGCAGTTGGCTAATCAGTACAAGACTGAAGGTCAGATGGCGGAAGAGGGTCAGATCACAGCCATGGTTGCTCGCCTCATCAAACTGTGCGAACGCAAGAGTAAAGAGGAAAGCCAGGTAGCGGAAGCGCTATTAGGTGGCATGTGAGGTGGCAATGATAGATCAAGAATCTTTTTGGAATGAAGTCGGTATTGAGGAAGACAATACCGCCGTGTCATTCATGGGTGTCGAGGAACCACAACTAGAACAGGATGAACCTGAAGTTGAGGAACAGCCTACACCTGAAGTACCGCCGACACCGGAAGCCCCGGTAGTAGATCCGGTACTTGAAAAACTCAATGCGTTAGAAGCTAGATACGCTCAGCTTCAAGCAGAACTTGCGCAAAGTCGGCAGCCGGTCTCGCCTCAGCCGGTGCAGCCACAGCCACCACAACAACAGCAATTTCAATATCAACCGTCCAGGATGTTGAATGATGCCGACCTTGCGCACTATCACATGACTGTCACTCAACAGTTGGCAGAGCAGCAGCGCCAACAGCAAGAGATGTTGCACAACGTGAGGGTGACGCATGAGAAGCAAATGTTGGAGTCAGCCAAGAGTCAGCTAAAGGCAACGCGCCCTGACATTTTCAAGTATGTCGATGAGTCTCTAGTTGAGCGTGAGTTCAACAATCGTGTTCAGCGTGGTCAGTTCGGTTTCGATTGGCAAACCGGCATTGAGACTGTCTACAAGATTTCCAAGTTTGGTGACTTGGAGAAAGCCTCTTCAGAGTTGGAGCAAGCACGGCAAGCGAAACAAGCCAAGCAAGCAAAAGCGCTGAAGGCTGTAACCCCTGGTGGTGCCCCTTATCAACCGGCAGCGTCTCAGCCCGCAGCCGGTAATGGGCGTGGCTTCAAAGCTGCGTCTGCCGGTTTCCTGGCTGATATCGGATTAGGCTAAAAGGAGATAACTAAATGCCTTCATTCTCAATAGGGCAATTGGACGTTGCTATCAACAAGCACTACGTTCCTAAAATCAAAGACAACTTCCTCATGAATCGCCCGCTCTTTAAGAAGTTGTATGAAAACAAGAAAACCTTTGAGGGTGGTCAGGACATCCGTGTACCTGTCCGTTTCGATGAAGGTTCCAACGGTGGCGCATGGTCAGGCGGTGTTGGCACTCTGCAAGCCAACTTCGTTGAGAACGTCACTCATGCCGTGTTCCCGATTTGCCACTACTACGGCGCAATGATGGTTCCTCAGACCTATCTTTGGCTCAACCGTGGTAAAGCTAAGCTCACCTCTATCCTTGAGAATCAATCTGAGTCTATGGTGAACAACCTCCACAAGACTCTTGGATTAGACATTCACGGTGCCGGTGGTCTTAACTCCGGTGGTCACAGGAAGATTGACGGTCTTCAGGCTGCTTGTACTTCTGCTGCCGACCCGTCTTATGCCGCCTTCGGTGGTATTACCCGTGTGGGTGCTACTGCTTCTATCTGGTCTTCGGCGTCTGGGTCTTCGAATCAATTCTGGAATGCGACAGTTTTCGCGTCGAATGCAAACGGCACCGTTACTGGGTGGAAGGGTTCCGAGACAATCGACAACTTGACCACAATATCTATTGCCAAGTTGCAACAGATATATGGTTTTGGTTGCCGCGAAGATGTTGAGCCGGAAATGATTATCTGCCGTCAAAACATCTACAACGCCATCGCTAACCTGATGTCTACTTACCGCCGTTATTCCAATGACGACAACACCGGCAAGATGGGCTTCAAGAAAGGCTTGGAGTTCAATAACGCTCAGATCATCTCTGATGACTCCGCCAACAGTGGCGAGATTCTCGCTTTGAACTTCAAGGATCTTCAGTTGTATGTGCATGACATTGCCGACTTCTACATGACAGACATGAGAGAGCCTGTGAACCAAGCCACTCTCATCAAGTATATGTTCTCGATGATGTCTCTCACATCCGACAGACCTAATACCCTCGTTCGTGTCACCGGATTCACCGGCTAATCAAAGGAGATAAAACCAATGTCTAATGACATTATGACTTCATTCCTCGATCTGGTGACTGACACTAGCTCAACCGCTAAATATCCGGTCGGTACTCGCAGATTTGAGAACGGCAGAGAGTATGTGTATCAACAGGCTGATGATGCTATCACGGTCAACCAAGCTGTAAAGCTTGATGCCGCTGCTAGCGCTTCTGGTCTGAAGGTTACGCCTACCGCTGCTGTAGGTGATTCCTGCTATGGTGTCGCTGAAACCGCAATTGCCGATGAATACTATGGCTGGATTACAGTCAATGGTGTGGCATCTGTGCTTGTGGCAAACGGCACTGCCGCCGATGACCCACTTGGCGCAACTGCCGCCGCTGGTGTACTCGGCAAGCAGGCTGAATCTGACTCTGCCGCTGACTTCAAGTTCGTTGTCGGTAACGCTCTGGAAGCTAATAGCTCTGGTTCCGCTGCCGCCAAGAACGCTTTCATCAAGTGCAGATAAGTGAATCTTGGTCAACTACGGCGAGAAGTTCGGAGAATCCTACAAGAGCCAACAGCTTTTTTGTGGGATGACTCTGAATTGAATGACTATCTGAATGAGGCTGCTACGGTGATGACCGCTGATAGTATGCCTCTTCAGGCTGTCACTACATTGAACTCCGTAGTTGGTCAGCAAGAGTATGAATTGCCCGGTGACATGGATGAAATATTCGCAGTCGGCTATCAAGTCGGCAACGTGTTTCAAGACCTCTTGCCGTGCAATCCCCAAGTTGGTACACAAGATTCAAGATATACCGGTACGCCTAGCCGGTTCTACGTTCGTGCTCAAACGGCGCAGACAATGAACCGGCTCAGCACCGGCTTGATGGATATTGACCCAATCGACTCACAGAATGGCAATCGCACAAGTATGGTGATCGGTTTGAATCCGGCACCATCGGAAGCTGATAAGCAGATTGTCATTCAGTATTACGCCAATCACTTCAGGATGACCAACGACCTTGATGTGCCGGTTATTCCGTTGTTTGCGCAGCGTGGCTTGATTGCTTATGCCGTTGCTCAGGCTAAGTATAAAGAGCAGGCTTACGCTGAAATTGGTCAGGTGTATATGCCTATATTTGCTGAGTTCAGCCAAAAGCTGAAAGTCAAGAATATGGACCGTGGCATACAGATGCGCGGTAGACACAAAGCCTATATCCCTGGCGTTACCGACCAAGAGAGAACCGGTCATGGTTCTGATGTAGTGCATTTGCCATGGACCAGTTAGGATGCCTAAATCACTCAGCCTGAAGAGTACAGTAGAAGACGCCCTGAGAACAGTGGCGTTGACTGACTTTTCTGGCATGTTGAAGAGTGAATTAGACCTTCTTGATATACCGCTTAATGCCTGGCAGGATTGCAGCAATGTCAAGCTTGAACAGGGTAAAGCTGTTGGCAGAGATGGCTATGTTGTCAGAGCCACTATAGCCGCCATTGCTGATGGCTTGGCTTTCTTCTACGACTCCACCGGCACCAGGAGAGCCGCTGTGTGGATGTCCGGTAATTTGTATTCTTTGAATCTGTCGTCATGGGCAACAACGTCTATAGATACAAGTTGCTATTCAGCCGGCACTAGGGTTGTGCATACGGTGTTAAATCGTGTGCTGTATTACTCTGATGGCACCACAATTAGAACCAGTGGCGCAGATGATAGCGGTGTGTCCTATTGGAACCCGGCAACCGGCGCATACGGTATGGTCATATCTTCCGGCACTGCCGGAACTATAGAGACACCGGCATGTAAGGCGATGTGTGCTTACAACGGTCAGTTGGTCTTGGGTAATATCAAGTATGTCGGTGGCACTACGGCTGTCGATTCTATTCTTTGGTCAAACGTGCTCGACCCGACAACAATTGTGGGCACCAATATATTTGCAGTCGGCAACGGTCAGGGTGGAGCAATCAATTCACTCGTGCCGTTCAGGGTTGGCGCTGAGGGTGTATCGCCGTTCCGTGCTTTGTTTGTCGGCAAAGAGCTAAGCTGTTATCAGCTTGATGGTGCGCTGACTCCATC